AGGATATGGAAGTTTTAAAGATGGAAAAATTGATAAAGAAATTAAACGTCTCGAAGCGAAAATGACCGAACTCAGGAAAATAATGGGCGTAATGTACACCCAGGAAATGTACGAAATAGATAACCGGCTGAGGGAACTACACAGGAACAAAAAGGATGATAAATTTTGATTGCCCATTCTGCAAAACGCACCATGACGTTCCGGTTAAATCAATGCTCTGGTTTGGTTATGTTTGTGTCTGTGGAAAGCCGATCAACATTGAGATGATTGCAGATGAAGAAGTTATCACGAGGATAAAGTTAAACTTGGCAGACGTGGCAAGGCTTTTTATCAGGACAACTAAAAGAGCAATGGAAGGAAGCATCGCAAAGAACTATCAGGCGAGATACACAGCCGGAATGATTCAAATCTATGATGCTGCTTTGACGAGAATAGAAAAAAGGAAAATATTTGGGGAACCGCAGCATGAAACCATACGTGGTGGCGAACAGAACGAAAAAAATGTTCGTCTGCACTAAGAACAGATCGGATGCGAGAATGTACTTTAAAAGATATCGCGGAGAAAACAATACATTTGCAAAGAGAGTCAAACTCCAGAAATGGATGAAAAAATATATTAACGAATATCTGATGTGGCGAAAATTGGGATTGCATGGGGGTGCTCCCGACTGGCCATTTTGGATTGAGAGGTGAGAGAGTGGACGCATTATTAAGTAAGCAAGACATATCCAACATTCCCAAGGAACTCTGCCCTATGATGGTTTTCAGCTATGGGATAGGAGATGCTATTTCAACAGCAATCGCCATCAAAGAAGGTGGTTTTTATAATCACTATATGTGGCTTTATCGTCCTGGGTACTTCGCATCGCAAGCTATGACTTTTAGGGAAATCCCGGTCGAAGAATATCTCAAGAAGCACGCCTTAAAATTCGTTTATAATCAAATATGGCAGGTAGAAGATAGAGCAAAGCTCCGGCACGCTATCAGGATGGACTTGGATAAATCATGGTTCCAGCGTCTTTATGATCCTCTTGCCATAATCGGGCAATTACTCAACATGGAATGGATTCAGATTCCGGGGGCTGATATTTGTTCCGACAAGGGAGCATATCTTAAATTGGTTGACAAGAATTATAATCTGAAACATCCATCACCTACCGATATAAACAAATGGTCAAAAGAACAACCGGGTTACACGGTGTATGGACGTTATAGGTTGGATTAAAGGAGTATTGAAATGACAGATTCATTTATGGTTTGGATGACATCCCCAGGCACAAACGAAATATACAAGACTTTTGTTGCGAATAATTACTACCTTCTGCTTGCCGTTGCCGTCTGCCTTGTATATCTGTTTCCCGTAAGAGCAAAGAAGATATGGAGCATCACCGTGGAGCTTTGGGAAGCGTTCAAGAAGATTCGGGTGAAGATGGTTTAAAAATAGGAGCGGAACTTCGGTGGGGAGGATAATCAAATGGCTGTGGATAAGGATCTGGATCGGCGACTGAAAAACATAGAGGAAAAATTAGATACATTGACGGGACTCGTTACAAAATCAGCAGTGCAAGAAACGCGAATCTCCCATGGTGAAACTGAGGTAAAAAATCTATGGGCGAAATGGGATAACCAGGTATCACCACACATACAATCATGTCCCAAAAAACAGGTCGTGTGGTTGTGGGTTGTGGTTGTGCCAATGGGGTTATCATTATTGGCTATAGCGTTCAGGTTGATTAAATCATGATCCAGATCAGAGCTCAGGTAGTTGGATGCAAGACATTAAAGGCATCGGGCGGTTTCCGGGTGGAGTTGGACTGTTTTGAGTCTGAGGAAAAAGATATAGCGCAAATGGCGATACTGGCGAATCGGCGGGTAGTCGCCCTTGTCACGTTTGAGAATATTACAGATCCGGTAGCAAAGAAGAAGCAGAGGAGAAAAGCTGGTGGCAAGCAAGAAGAAAAAGAAAGTAGCTAAACAGAAGACGCTAACACCAAAGAATCTTCTATTTATCGATAAGTATTTTGAGCTTAAATTCAATGGAACAGAGGCATATCTGCAAACATATTTGAATGTCAAGAGGCGGGGGACAGCAGCGGCAGCGGCAACACGAATGTTAAAAGATGTTAATGTCAACCAGGAGGTCGAGCGCCGCAAGAAAGAAATGCAGACAGCGAGCAAGGATATTGTTGACCGTATCAGGGAAGAGATTGAACACATGGCATTCGCAAGGATGGGTAATTATTTATCATTCGGGCCGAGTGGCGTCACCCTGAAATCATCCGAGGACATGACCCCTGAGGAACTTGCGGCTGTGGCAGAGGTTACGGAGACCATCACGGAACATGGGGGGAGTGTCCGGTTTAAGTTGCACCCCAAGAAGGACAGCCTTGAGCTTCTGATGAAGTATTACGGGCTGATTGTTGAGAAAGGTGAGCTCACCGGCAAGGACGGAGCCCCCCTGGGAATTGGCCTTGTTGATATGAGGACCATCATTGAGGATATCAGGCAAGCACATCAGGCGGGAAACCTTTGGAATGTGAATACAAAACTGGAAGACGGGGATTTATGAATGAACGAGAAGACGATCAGTTGTTGTCCACCGACGATCTTATGGGTTACGAGAACCCTGACATCCCCGATAATCTCACTAAAGAGAAGATTGCAGGTTATATGCACTCGAAATGGTGGCGGCTTAATCACCTATATTGGATCATCAACGAAAACAGTGAAAAAATCCTTTTCCGGCATAATTTCAGCCAAGAATGGTTATGGGATAGACAGTGGTATCTCAACCTTTTGCTCAAGGCCAGACAGTTCGGGGGTACGACATGGATTGATCTCTGCTTTCTGGATGATTGCCTGTTTACTAATAACTTGGAAGCAGCAATTATTGCGCATAACAAGGACGATGCCACAAAGATATTCAGAAGAAAGGTTTTATACCCGTATAAGAATCTACCAAGTTATATTAAGGGGCTTGTCCCGCTTACTACAGATTCCAAAGCAGAACTGGCTTTTTCAAATAATTCAACTATTTACGTCACAGTTTCAGCAAGATCGGCAACTGTTAATAGACTTCACATATCGGAATTTGGGAAAATCTGCGCAAAGGACCCAGGGAAGGCCACTGAAATTATTACAGGATCACTTAATGCTATTCACAAGAATGGCATTATCTGGATAGAAAGTACAGCAGAAGGAGCATACGGAGATTTTTACGACATGGTTGAAGCAGCACGAAACACACAAAAAGAAGGTCGGGAGCTGACACAGATGGAGTACAAGTTTCACTTTATCCCATGGTTCCAAGACCCCAAGAACGCCCTTTCCGACCATGATGCTGCATTAGTGACATTTACTCCTTCGGAATGGGAGTATCTGGACCGGATTGAAGTAGAAATAGGTGTAAAATTCACCCCGAACCAACGAGGGTGGTATGCGCTGAAGGCCCGCCAGCAGGGGGAGAAGATGTTCCGTGAGTTTCCATCAACACCTGACGAACCGTTCCACGTGGCCCTAAAGGGTGCGTACTATGCCAGAGAGATGACCAGAATGCGGGAACAAAAACGATTAACAATCGTTCCCCTCGAGCCGGATATCCCCGTTAATACCTTTTGGGATTTGGGGCGAAGCGACGAGAACTCAATCGTATTCCATCAGAGAGTCGGCTTACAGAACCGATTGGTGGATTATTACGAGAATTTTAATGAAAGCATGGGCCATTACGTCAAGATATTACAGGAGAAGGGTTATATCTGGGGGACTCACTACTTCCCCCACGATATGAGCGTGCATGATTACTCTCAAGCCGACGGGAAGTCCCGGCTACAGGTTTTTGAATCTCTGATGCCCGGATTAAGGACGAGGGTAGTTAAGCGCGGTGATCTTATGGATGGAATCGAAGAGACCAGGCGGTTTTTGGCGACGACATGGATTGATAAAGAGAATTGTGCGGAACTAATAAAGGGATTGGACAGCTACCAAAGGGAGTGGGACGAGAAGCTGGCAGGATTCCGGCAGATGCCGTTACATAATTTTGCGTCTCATCCCGCAGATGCCCTGAGAACCGGGGCGCGGGGTTTTGAAGTTGTATCACACGAAAAAAGTCATTACCGGGACAGGCCGGCGAGCGCAATGGCGTTATAGGGAGGGACACTATGTTATACCCAAATGCTAAAAAGAAAGCAAAGAGGCCCTATGTAAAACCAAGAATTGAAAAGAAAAAAAGGATGAACTTTCCGATTGAGATAATTAATTCATTAGGTAGGAAGGTTGTCTGCAGGCAGTGTTCAAGCTGCCACGGGTGTAGGTAGATAGATGAATAGAATTTTAAGTAAAAGTGAAATAGTTACTTGTCTTGGTGTAAAGTGTGAGAATTTTATAGCAAGTACAACAATGTCACCAAAATCTAAGTGGGTATATATCTGTAAACTTGAAAAATGCAACATGGGTGCAAGTAATGGAAAGAGTTTATTTGGCAATTCAAACCAGATGGCAACGAGGCAAGGTAATCATAGTAAGCTGCCGTAAAAAAGGGGCAAAGACCAGCTTTGTTGTGAGTTCCAAGGGAAAGATATATAGGCGGACGAAGGCGGAACATCATACGGAGACATGACATGGGACAAGCAATACGTAAGAGAAACGGAGAAGGTGGCGGTGCAGGTAACAGAGGAACTGCACGGCAGCCCAAAAAAAGAAAGTAGGGAGGCATGGGAATGGAAAACAGGTTTGGAAAATTTTCTATAGGGGCAAGAAATGTCAGGAAAAAACCTCGCCAAGTTGCACAAATGCTGGGGATACTCCAATTTGTTCCTATGAGAGTAGAGAGTTTTGATTACGAGGCTTATTTTGAGTATCGGGGACTCTCTCCGAAATTCAGGAGACTGGAAAAAGGGGAGCTTATCCCGGAATATAGAATAGTTCTCAGCTCTGACCAGACAGGGAACGTAACAAATTGTGTGGCTGAGGAACAGACAGCATCAAAGGAGGTTCATCATGGGCCAGGTAGTTAAATATCTCGACAGAATGGACGTAGACGGTGACGATCAGGTGGTGTTAGTGCTGGCCCCAAAGGTGCCGCGCACATCCAATCGCAACAAGAGATATGTCATTTATCATAGTGACTTGTGGAAGTTCAGCGAGGAAGAGAATGATGACTTTGTGTCCTATATGTTCCGTGTCTGCATGGACGTACATGAGTTATTTGACCTCGGCATCCCGTCAACCAGAAACATGGCAGAACTGGCTGAGTTAATCCAAGGCGGCATAGAACAGTTATTAGATGGGATTCCGGATCCCGACCTGCCGGGAGATAAGACTTTCGTTGGTGAGGGCGAGATCATACTGAACGGGGAAAGACGTTATTTAGGAGCGACTGAGAGCGGATTGCTGGTAATACAGTAGGAGTAGGAAGATGCCTGAATTATGGGATAATGTGGAAACGAAACCTGAATATTCGGCCTTGACGGACACTGAAACGATTAAGGAGATGGGCCTCAACCCCGATGCAGAGGCTAAGCCAGCATCACCGTTGCGAAAACCGGCGACGATCAAGCGATATCGTCAAGTGTTGGATTGGTGGACACAGACTAAAGCCACACAATTAGGTCAACGGCAGCGAAAGATCAAGGATCACAACGTATATGAGGGGGAACAGTGGTCACAAAAAGACAGTGATGCTCTGGAAGCCAGGGGGCAGAAAGCCCTCACAATCAATCGAGTCAAGGCAGCCATTGATTGGATATTGGGCACAGAGAAGCGAACACGAATCGATTACAGGGTGTTGCCCAGGACAGAGGATGATACCAAGGGTGCCGAAACCAAGACCAAGATTATGAAATATGTGTCTGATGTCAATATGGAGCCATTCCATAGGTCAAGGGCGTTTGCCGATGCAGTTAAGTCTGGATTAGGCTGGTTGGAGTTGGGAGTGAGAGATGATCCCGAAGACGAGCCGGTCTATTACAGGTATGAGGACTGGCGTAATATTTGGTATGACCCGCTGTCTGTTGAGTTGGACCTGTCAGATGCGAGGTTTATTTTCCGGACTAAGATAGTGGACTTGGATATAGCGGTTGCCATGTTCTCCGACCATGCCGGAGCGCTCAAGACTGCGGCAACGAAGAGCAACACCTATTACGACTATTCGGGCATTGAGGACGAAAGCGAGATTACGGTTGAGTCTGAAAGCGAGGGGGAAGAAAGTGGCAGCGCGTCTACTTCTCGTCGGTCTCGTATCCGGCTGGTTGAATGCTGGTATACAAAACCCGAAAAGAGAAAGCTTCTCAGTGGAAAGGGATTGGGCACGCTGGCAGGAACGCCATACGACAAAGACAACGAACCCATGCAACAACTGATAAACGGGGGACATGCCACCACCTATGATGCCTTGCAAAAGATAATTCGCTGCATGATGTTTGCAGAAGGCATGACGTATCCATTGCAAGACGAGGAATCCCCATACAATCACAACCGGTATCCGTTTGTCCCCATGTGGGCATATCGGCGGAAAAAGAAAAACGAGTCCTACGGTTCGGTCAGGGACATAATAGACCCACAGGATGACCTCAACAAGAGATATTCCAAGGCCTTGTATATCCTGTCAACCAATCGGGCAATAGTAGATGATAATGCAACCGACAACTGGGACGAATTTTACCGCGAGGTTAATCGCCCGGACGGGGTCATTAAAAAGAGACCCGACTCTACGGTGGACATTAGGGATGATCAACGCCTGGCAAAGGAACACGTTGCCCTGATGCAATTAGACGCCAAGATGATACAGGACGTATCCGGTGTCACCGACGAGAATATGGGGAGGCAGACCAATGCCACATCCGGCAGGGCGATACATGCCCGGCAGGACCAAGGGCATGTCGTGACTGCTGAAGTGTTCGATAATGATCGGATGGCGGTACAATCTGCGGGTACAATGGAGCTATCCCTGATTGAGCAGTTTATGACTGAAGAACGAATCATGAGGATAACGGGTGATAAGAATCAGATGGAATTTGTCCATATCAACCGGGAACAACCGGGGGACGATGGGGAACTAAACGACATTACGGCCAGAAAAGCAGATTTTGTAGTGGATACACAGGCATACAATGCCACGCTGAGGCAGTCAATGTTTGAATCTATGCTTGAGATGATCAAGCCGTTACCGCCTGAAATAGCTATTGCCTTGCTTGATCTGGTTGTGGAAGTGTCTGACATCCCCGGCAAGGATGAGCTTGTTCGCAGAATCCGGGCCATCAATGGGCAGGAAGACCCCAATGCAGACCCGAATGACCCCGAGGTGCAGGCACAGAAGCAGGCACAGGCGGATGCCGAGGCCAAACAACAACAGTTGCAAGACCTGATTCAGAAATTGGAAATACAACTTGCGGCTGCCAAAGTCGATAAGACCCAGGCGGAAGCAGGCAAAACAGATGCCCAGATAGAACAGGTTGAAGCCGAGACCGAGAAGACCGAAGCCGAGACCGTGGGTACAAAAGAAAAATCTACCATTGAAAAGGCTAAGGTTTTGAACGAAATCGAAAAGACGGAGAGGCGGGACATGAAGTAACTATTAATAATTAAACAACAATTTAACGGGTTTTCTTTCGGTCGGCCAACTGGAAGAAGCGCAAGAATAAAACAGGCTATGTGGAGCCACATCTTCACATGGCCTTTTTATTGCCCGTTAAAAAAAACAGGAGGTACGGAGTAATGGGAGAATATGACGGATTAGGATTGAGTGAAGAAGAGATCGCCGCACTCGAAGAGGCAGATGCGGATGAAAAGGATGCCGGTGACGTGGCCGGCGGCCAAGATGACCCCAATAAGGATGATGACAAGGGTGACACAGGCAAGGACACCGACAAGGGTACAGGCGATGGAGATGACAAGGGTGGCAAGGAGGACAAGGACGACAAGGATGATGATGCTGCCAAGGTTGCCGCAGACGCAGGAGACAAGGGTAAAGTTGATGCCGATGGAGATGACAAGGGTAAGAAAGAAGGCGAGGAGGAAGACAAGGGTAAAGACGAGGAGGAAGATTTAGAAACTCCCCCGTCTTCCGGGAAAATGGGGCCGCTGGTAGATGCGGAAGGAGCCAAAGCCCGGATTGATGAAATTACAACTGAACTGGAAGGGATCAAGGCTAAATACGAGGACGGCACCTACGATGTGGATGAGTACAACGCGAAACGTGAAGGACTCGTAAGGGAACAGACAAAGATCGAGGCCAAGATCGAGATGTCTGATGAGTTTCAGAAAGCCTCTGTGCAGGCAAACTGGCAGGGAGCTCAGGATTATTACCTGTCTAAACACCCGGAAGTGAGCAGTGACGAGAATCTGCTAAGCATGTTTGCGGCCAATGTCAACAAAATATTGGCAACCGAAGAAGGTGCGGCAATGGGTGATTACGATATTCTCAAGGCTGCATATAAAAAGATGGCGTACCTGATTCCCGACGACAAGAAATCAGATGCTCAGAAAAAGGAAGAAGAGAAGGAAGCCCTTATAAAGGCCGCAAAGAAGACGGCAGCAGACAAAGCAAGGGCAGGGGCACCTAAAACATTGACGGGTGTTTCATCGGCAGAAGGCAACGAAGAAGAAGGTAAATTTGCCCACCTGGAGGGATTGACAGGGGAAGCACTGGAAAGGGCGATGGAAAAGATGTCTGAAGCGGAGATGGAAGAATACGGGAGAGAGGTATAAATGGGCGTATTATCAATATCATATCATGGTTGTATCCGGGTAGTTAAGGAGGGGTTGTCCCTGATGAATGCCGGGGTTCCTGTGGATTTCTTGGCGGCGCGCATAGCTAACCAGGACATGCAGCTCCAACTACCGTTCATCTCATTCTATGAAACGGCAGATCAGTTTAAGGTAAAGCTTCAGATGATAACCGGCGTGGATCTGTACCATGTCCACAATGAGCCGGACTGGATTGTTTACAAGGCAAAAGCGGCACGGCCCGAAATACCACTCGTCTATGATTGCCATGATCTTCAGTCAATGAGGTCAGGGGAAGCAACTAAAGATGAAGTCCGAGCAATGAAAGCCGCAGATGCTTATATTTTCCCGTCTGCGGCGTATATGGAGGGGGCAGTAAGATATCACGGTCTGCCGGATTCCAAGCCAAGGGACGTAATATACAGCATGTGTACGGAGGCCATGATCGTAGAAGAACAACTGCCAAGAATCGGGGGTATTGCCTATGAAGGGGGACTCTTGGCAATAAAAGACGATGCCCCTGCAGAAAGAAAAAAGGCATTGGCTTATAGAGACTATAGGCCTATCGCACGGGGGTTAACGGCACTTGATATTCCTTTTGTGGTCTATGGCGCCAACAATCTCTTTATATATGAATACTTAAAGGCCGGAGCAGTCTATATAAGCATGCTGCCTTATCATATTTTACTGAAGGAGTTGACACGGCACGATTGGGGCCTTGTCGGTTGCCCCGTATCTCATCCACAATGGGAAATGGCTATGCCGAATAAACTGTTCGAGTACATAGCGGCGGGGATTCCCGTTATCGTCTTACATGCTGCGGAGTGTGCGAAGTTTGTCGAAAAACACGGTATTGGGGTTGTGGTTGACCGGGTTGAGGATATCCCGAAGGTCTATGAAGAGCATGAGAAGTACCGGAAACGGGTGCGAGAGATACGTCACGATTTTACCATGGAGAGTCAGGTGCCGAAAATTAAGGCGATATACAGGGGGCTAATGGGCCGATGATTATCAATAAACGCAACGGTGAAAATTACTTTGATCTGATCCGCATGATTGATGGCAAGCATATCACTCTGGAAGATCAGGCAAGCGGTATTGTCATAGACCGTCGGTACTACGCAATACGGCATGATGTCGATCACGATATTGATCACGCTTTGGCCTTTGCCCGGGGAGAGCAGGCAGAGGGAATCAAAGCAACATATTTCCTTCTTCCGACAGCACCATACTTTGACTACTCGGAGAGATTTCACGATCAATTACTTGAATTGCAAGAGATGGGACACAATATCGGCTATCACACTGCCGCAATCACAGAATGGATTAATGGAGGCAAGAAGGCGGAGATCAAAGACATTATTATGAAACCCTTGGAGTTCTTGAGAGAAACAGGCCGAGATATTATCGGGACATCTTCACACGGAGATCCATCGTGCCATGAGCTTAATTACGTCAATTTTCAGGTGTGGCAGGAGTGTCGCCCCCCCGCATCTTACGCCAATCCTGACGGGCTTGTGCGGCTATCTCTCAAAGACGTTGGCCTTGAGTATGAAACGTATTTTTTAAAGCGACATGCCTATCTCTCCGATAGCGGCGGTAGGTGGCAAGGTGGTTGTGACAATTTAGACACACATGAGCGTAATCCCGTGGGTGATCACGTCAGGGATGATGTGATTAAAGTCTTTAATGAGATGGAAGCAGGGATGTTTCAGCTACTCGTACATCCGTGCTGGTGGGAGGTAAGGTGATGGAAGTAACTCCCTGGCTGACAGTAGATGCCGTGAAATTCATAGAAGACAACTTTGATCCTACCGATACAGTGTTTGAGTGGGGTTCCGGGGGATCTACGTTGTGGTTTGCCGAAAGGGTTAAACATGTCACGTCTGTTGAGCACGATATCGACTGGTATATGAAATTGGTGAGCGATATTCCATCCAACATGAGATTGATTTATGCTCCACCTGACGGAGAATATCAAGAGGGGCACGAGGGAACGAAGGGCAAGACATTCAAGACATATGCTTCTGTCATTGATCCGGTTGGTCCCTTCGATTGGGTGATGATAGATGGCAGAGCAAGGGTGGCCTGTGCCAGGCATGCCATCAATAAGTTCAGGCGGTTTCTGGTACTGGATGATGCGCACCGGGACAGATACGAAGAAATTATAGACATGATGGAAAAACATGAATGCGAAATCTTCCCTGGGCCGTTTGCATACGGGAAGGGAGAAGGAGAAACAAGGATATGGCGATACACCCCTCAGCGATAATTGAGAATAGATCAATACTCCCTGATGATGCGGATATCAGGCCGATGGTCTATGTGGCTGACAAGGTAACAATCGGAAGGCATGTCAGCATCTATCATCAGTCGCATATATCGGAAGGTACGATAATCGAGGATGACGTTGTTATTGCTAACGGGGTTATGACAACCAATACCAGGCATATTACTCATGGCCGAAAGAATATGTCTCGTAGCGGGAGGCAACCCATAACGATCAAGCGGGGTGCAAGAATCGGTGCAGGATCAACCATCCTTCCGGGTGTCACTATAGGCGAGGAATGTGAGATCGGAGCCGGGAGTGTTGTCACAAAGGATACAAAACCCTTCGGTCGTTACTGGGGAAACCCGGCAATATATCACGGGGATATACAGCAGGACGAGAGATGGTAGGGGGATAATAAAATGAGTCTCGAGGAGGTACCAACAATGGCAACATCAGACAAAGCGTTAACCAAAGAACAAAAGAAATGGCGGGAAGAGGATGATGTCAGGGCATTGTCAGAAGCCCTTATTATCCAAAAGGATAAGAAGCGCCTTGCCGCTGCGGTTAAAAGAGCCAAGATAATGGCTACGGAGCAGGAAGAAAAAGCAGAGGGAATGAGAAAAGTAGCGGACATGAGAAGTCCGATGAAGAAGTAGCAGAAGTTGTTCCAACGGTTCAATTATAGCCGACCGGTTCATTCAATAGCTGGGTAGGAACGGAAGACAGTAGAATGAAAATAAAACTCTAAGGAGGAATGAACCATGAGTGCAACTATAGTAGGAGTAGGAGACGCGAAAGCGGTTAAAAAGTTTTCTGCTTTTCTGGCAGTAGACACGCCGCGTAAAAGCTATTGGGGTCGGAAGTTTATGGGAGACGGTGAAGCCACTTCCATGCCGCTCCAGAGATTAACGGAGCTGGAAAACAGTGCAGGCGATCTGATTACTTTCGATTTGAGTATGCAATTGAAAATGCAGCCGGTTGAAGGCCGAGATGTTTTAGAAAACAAAGAAGAGGGTCTCCGGTTCTATACTGATTCCGTTTACATCGAGCAGATGAGGGGCGGGGTCAATGCCGGAGATACCATGAGTCGCAAGAGAACCATTCACAAACTCAGGAATGTTTCACGGAAACGTGAGTCTGAGTGGTGGGCAAGGGTATTCGACGAACTCTGTTTCATGTATGCCTCCGGGTCACGGGGGACCAATACGGAGTACGTTTATCCCACGAGTTACACGGGGTTTGCGAACAACTCACTTACCGCGCCGGATTCCAACCATATCATTTACGCGAATGGTACGGCCAAAGGCGACGTGGAAGCGACCAACAAGATGACAACCACCCTGATCGACAAGGCGGTTGCGTATGCGGCCATGATGGGTGGCGGGACGCAGGGTATCCCGCAGATCCAGCCTATCAAGATCAACGGTGAAGAGCATTACGTATGGGTCGGTGACGGTTATCAGGTTTACGACTTGAGACAGGATACCGGAGCAACCGGCTGGCTGGCCATGCAGAAAGCCGCGGCAGCCGCAGAAGGACGCAAGAATCCCATATTCACGGGTGCCCTTGGTATGCACAATGGCGTAGTCCTTCAGCAGCACAAGGCCTGTATCAGGTTCACGGACTACGGGGCCGGGGGCGCTGTTGCAGCCACACGGGGTCTTCTTCTCGGAGAACAGGCCATGGTGGTTGCGTATGGATCACCCGGTAACGGACTGCGTTACAAATGGCACGAAGAAACCAGGGACAACGGTGATAAGCTGTTTATCTCCACAGCGGCCATCCTTGGAATCAAAAAGGTAACATTTAACGGCCTGGACTACGGCATCATGGCAATCGATACCGCAGCCACAAAACCGTAAGCAATATAAGCCCTCTCGTCTGTGAAGGCGGGAGGGTACAACAAATCAAAATTAAGGAGGATATAATAATGAGTTATCTCGAAAGTGAAAACGTAAAAAGCGGAAGGCCGGCAGCGATCCCTCACTCCGCAGGTGAGGTACATATCAGCTCCGGCCAATATGCAGCGGCCACGTCGTTGGCAGCGGGTGATTTGATAGGGTTGGCTATTCTTCCGGCTGGATGTATCCCAGTAGATTTTACACTGGGGGCTGATGATCTGGAAGCGTGTGCAACACCGACTATCACCCTGACAGTAGGTATCCTGCACGACGACGAGGACGA